AAAGCTCGCTGCATCATCTTTGACCTATAATGTAAGCGCAATCAGCGCACCTAGTATTCTCAACGCTGCATCGGGTGACCTACTCAGCTGCGAGATGTCCGTATCAATCCTTACGAGTTGGAGTTAACATGTCCGAGTGGGAAAAAGAGAACGAAGCCTTCCTGATCAAGATCGGGCAGGTAGCACCAGCAACACATAAGCCAGCACCTACTAAGAAAGACGAGGAATAATCTCATGGCTGTATTTCTAAATAACAAGGTCGGCGTGAAGATTAACTCTGTTGATCTTTCTGACCATGTAACAGCAGTAACAATTAACCGAGTATTTGATGAACTAGAAGTAACTGCAATGGGTGACTCATCTCACAAGTTCGTAAAGGGCTTAGAGTCATCAACAGTAACAGTGGACTTCCTAAACGACACAGCAGCAGCAAATGTATTGGCAACACTACAGGCTGCATGGGGAACTACAGTCACAGCTGTATTCCTACAGGAAAAGGGAACAGCAGTTTCTGCTACTAACCCTCTTTACACTGTTTCAATCCTAGTTAACAACACAACAGACATCAATGGTGCTGTTGCTGACATCGCAACACAAAGCATTACATTCACATGTAACTCAGCAGTTGCAGTAACAACTACAGGCACATTCTAAACAATTAAACAAAGGGGCTAAACATGGCAAGACTAAAGATCGTTCGACAAGATGGAAGCGTGTTAGAAGGCGAGATTACTCCAGCAGTGGAGTACGCGTTCGAGATGTACGCTAAAAAGGGTTTTCATAAGGCTTTCCGCGATGAGGAAAAGCAAAGCGATGTTTATTGGTTGGCATGGGAAGTCACACGCAGGTCGGGTGAAACTGTTAAGCCATTCGGGATGGATTTCATTGAGACACTAAAAAGTGTTGAGGTGCTTGATTCCGACCCTTTAGCTTAAAGCGCGATCTTCCGTTCACCTACCTTATTGCTAGGCTAAGCATAAGGTTAGGGATCGCGCCACAACATTTATTAGAGTTAGACAAAGTAATGCTAGATGCACTACTTCAAGGCTTACAGGATGAAGCAAAGGAGATCAAAGATGCCAGCAACACTAAAAGGCGGCGTTGAACTCCGTAAGGCTTTAAGACAGTTTGCTCCAGATTTGGCTAAAGAGACACAAAAAGAAATTGCTGGATTGTTAAAGCCAATCAGTGCTAAGGCCAGAGGATTTATTCCTTCAAGCGCTCCGTTATCTGGTTGGGGTATGCCTAGTAAAGGATCATGGGAAAGACTTCAGTGGTCATCATCTGAAGCTAAACGCGGTATTGGATACAAAACAACACCATCCAAACCAAACTCTAGAGGCTTTCGTGCTTTAGCTCGAATTGTAAATGCTTCACCATCTGGGTCTATTTATGAAATTGCTGGAAAGAATAATCCACAGGGTAGACCACAAGCTCCAGCGTATGAAGTAAGACTACGCGGTCATTCTAATTATGGAAAGACTATTAGATCAGGAAATAAAGATCAATCTAATAGCAATAACCCTTACGCTGGAAAACAGTTTGTAGATGCCTTAAATGAAACGGGTAGAATCGTTGATGCTTATCAGCGTGGAGAAGGAAAAGCAGGAAGAGCTTCTCGTAAGATGAGAGGTCGCGCAATCTTTAGAGCTTGGAAAGAAGATGGCGGCAAAGCTAATCTTGCCATAATTAAAGCCATTGAAACTTCTGCTGACAAACTAAATGCTCGCGCTAAGGGTAGGAGATAACATGGCAAATGTAGTCATTGACATTGCATCAGAATTTACTGGTAAAAAGGCTTTTAAGCAGGCAGAGACATCTACAGAAAAACTTAGCAGGGGTGTTAAAAATTTAGCAAGAAACTTTGGTGTGGCCTTCGGTACTGCCGCTGTCTTAAACTATGCAAAGAAGTCTGTCAGAGCTGCTGCCGATGACCAAAAAGCACAACAGCAACTAGCGTTAGCATTAAAGAATGTTGGACTAGAGCGCGATGCTGCAAACACAGAAGAATATATTGCTCGACTACAAAGGGAATTTGGTATTCTTGATGATCTACTTCGCCCTGCTTATCAAAGACTGGCAGTTGCTACTAAAGACACAGCAGAATCACAAAGACTTCTAAATCTTGCATTAGACATTTCGGCCTCAACTGGCAAGGATGTTGGCTCAGTCACCACAGCCCTCAGTCGTGCCTACCTCGGAAATAACACAGCACTTACTCGCTTGGGTGTAGGACTTAGCAAGGCTGATCTTAAGACTAAATCTTTTGAAGAAATAACTAACCAGTTATCAGATACCTTTGCTGGATCTGCCGCTGCTGCAGCTTCTACTTTCTCAGGTCAGTTAAGTATTCTTTCAGCAGGTGCAGCAGAAGCCACAGAGATTATTGGCACTGGCCTTATTGATTCACTTAAACTGCTTAGCACAGGTGGGTCTATCTCCAATGTAGTCACAGACATGCAAAGCCTAGCAACAGCCATTTCTGACACAACTACAGGCATAGCACTATTTATTAAAGAGATTAAAGCAATCCCAGTTTTAGGATCAGCACTAGGGTTTTTATTTGAGGATATTGGCACAGGTATTATCTTTAGCAAGGCTGGCAAAGAAAGACGAGAGCGCCTGTCTTACAATAAGAACGAGCACATGTCTAAGATGGCTCAGGTTAAATCAGACACCAAGATTACTAAACTAGGTTCACAGCAATTATCTAATGCTAAAAAACTCTCAGCAACCGCAAAGCAAATAGCAGCTGAAAAGAAGAAGCAAGAAGTCCTAGACAAGGCTGCCTTAGTTTTAGCAGAAGGCCAGAAACTCTTTGATGAAGAAGGTATCCAGTTAGCCGCTGCTGCGCAAGGAAAACTTACAGAAGAAGAAAAGGCTCGGTTAGGTATAAAGAAAGACATCTATGACCTTGAGTCTGCCATCAATCAAGGTAATGTAACTGCTGCCGCTAACTTGGCTAATAGCCTTGTTTCTAATGCTCAGAAGTTAGCAGCACTTAGAACTGACATGGATGGACTTAACTACATCCAGAATCCTTTTGATGCATGGCTTTTGACTATTCAGAAGATGGCTTACGAGTTATCACAACTAGCAATGGTTAAGCCTGTCACAAATGCTTCTGCCTTCTTTACTCCAGAGCAACAGGCTACAGCCGATAGATTAGCAGATGCTAAGGCTAAAATTGAGCGTAAGATCCAAAGTGATCTTGAGGATAGGCTCGCGGCATTAGCAGAAGCTAAGGCTAGGATTGAAAACAAAATTGGTATTGATACAATTGGCACTAGTGCTGGCGCATCATCTATGGCAATGAATGGTTCTATAAGCGGCGGTAACTCTGTAATTGTTAATGTATCAGGTTCAGTCACAACAGAGCGCGATCTAGTCTCAGCCATTACTCAAGGCCTCTACGCACAGCAATCTTCTGGTACTCCAGTTAATTACAGTACGGCGTACTAATGGCACTACCAGCAACCCCTATCGTACGAATCAACCTAACTGGTGGAGCCTCTTTCGGTGAAGCCTTTGTGTTGGGTTCATCTCGTCTAGGCTTTGCTGAGTTCGCTTCTGGATCTACTGTCATTGTTGATGTATCTAATCAAGTCTCTAAAATAGATACTCGCAAAGAGCGCAACCTATTTCAGGACAAGTATCTATCAGGCACAGCAACAGTTCGGATTATTGATGAGAATGGTGATTGGAATCCACAGAATACTTCTAGCCCTTATTATCCTAATCTTGTGCCTCTACGCTCTATTCAGATTTCAGCAGCTTATAGCGGTACTACCTATGGCATTTTTAAAGGTTACATTACGGAATACCTTTACACTTACCCTAAAGATCAAGAAATTGGCTATGTCGATCTCATTTGCTCAGATGGCTTCAAGCTGTTGTTTAACTCCAATGTCACTACCGTCACAGGTCAGGCAGCAGGGCAAGATACAGGCACACGCATTGACAAGATCCTTAACACTATCGGATGGCCTACTAGCCAGAGATCAATACAGACAGGCAACACAACCTGCGTAGCTGATCCTGCAACCCTTCGCACAGGCCTTACAGCGATTCAGACAGCCGAGTTCACAGAGCAAGGCGCTTTTTATGTAGATAAGTCCGGCAATGCTGTCTTTAAGAATCGCCAATTTGTCTATGATGCTCAGGCTGTCTCACCTACTAAATTCTCTAATGCAACAGGATCTACAGACATAAACTATGCAGGCATTACCTTTGCTCACGATGACAAGACCATTGTTAATCAAGTTACCGTTACTCGCATAGGTGGCACAGCTCAGACTTTCTCAGATGCTACCTCTGTCACTGCCTATTTCTTGCACTCTGTCACAGCCGACCAGATGCTTATGCAAACAGATGCTAATGCGCTTGCACTAGCGACTGCTTATGTTACCACCCGAAAAGACACCACGATACGAATCGAATCTATTACCCTTGATCTGATTACCCTTGCTTATGGGGCTGGAGTAGCAGCAGCTTTAGACCTTGACTACTTTGACACTATGGAGATTACTAACGCAAATGTGTCAGGCACTACAATCGTTAAAACCCTTCAATGTCAGGGCATAGCCCATAACATCACCCCTAATACTTGGGTGACAGTTTTGACCACGCAAGAACCATTACTCGATGTGATGTACTAGAATAGGACTATGGAGAAACAATCATGGCAGTAGGATTACCAGCAAAAACTACCTATGTAGATGGTGATGTCTTTAGTGCATCCGACATCAACGATACTAATGGCACACTCAATCTAGTAGGCCAGACCACTAACTTTTATGCTGGCAAGAACAAGATTATTAACGGTGATTTTAGAATCAATCAAAGAGCATTTACTTCAACAACAACAAACGCAACTTACGGTTTTGATCGATGGAGATTAGATACTTCAGGTGGCACAGTTACTTATTCAGCACAAACTTTTACAGCTGGAACTGCTCCAGTTGCAGGATACGAAGGTGTCAATTTTGCAAGAGTTGTAACAGCAAGCCAAAGTGCAAGCGGTAATTATTCTTTGTTAGCACAAGGTATTGAAGATGTTAGAGTATTGGCAGGTCAAACTGCTACAATTTCATTTTGGGCTAAAGCGGCTTCAGGAACTCCAAAAGTCGGAGTATGTATTGATCAATCCTTTGGTTCAGGCGGTAGTGCAGCAGCACAGACATTTAGTTCTGTAACCATTAGCACCAGTTGGGCTCGGTATTCTGTAACTATAAATGTTCCATCTATTTCGGGAAAAACTATTGGAGCAAACAACACAATTTATTTATACTTAGTGACTTCACTCGGTTCTGGCTTACCTTCTTACGGTGACATTGGATTGCAAAATGCAACAATAGATTTTTGGGGAGTACAGGTTGAGGCAGGTTCAGCGGCAACAGCCTTTCAAACTGCAACGGGAACAATTCAAGGAGAACTAGCTGCTTGTCAGAGGTACTACTTTAGAAACAGTGCGGACGCATCCAATACATTTGCAACTTTTGGTGTTGCTTTTGCGACTGGATCTACAACAGTATCCAGTCCCATTTATTTACCAGTAACAATGCGGATTGTTCCTGCTTCTTTAGATTTTTCTTCATTAGCATTTCTTAATTTTGGTGGGACTACATACACTGTCTCGGCAGCTGTTTTGGCTGGAAACAGTCAGTCTCCCACAGTTCTTTATGTTCAATTGACTGTTACAGGTGCAACTGCTGGACAAGTTGGCAGACTTACTTCTAACAGTTCATCATCAGGCTTTATCGGATTTAGTGCGGAGTTGTAAAATGGAAAACATAACAATAGTAAAAGACGAACAAGGCAATGATCACGCCATTATTGATCATGGCGATGGGACTTTCACATCAATGCTCAAATCTACTTATGATGCTATGCAAGCGGAACAATCGACGGAGATTCCTACCAATGAGTAAAGACATTTTCTTACGCATCATTGCTGTGTTTATCCTTAACGGCTTAGGCACTATTGGCGGAGCATCTATCTTCGGCATTAATACAGTCACAGCTGCATCAGTAGCAGGTGTCTTAGCGGTTTCTGTTGTATTTCAGGACTTGGCTCGTGCTTTCCTCAAAGATGGGAAACTGTCTAAGGCTGAAATTGATGAAGCTTTCTCTAGAGTAAGTAAGACAGATGAGTGAAAAGTCTCAAAATGGATGGCCTGCATCTAAAGATCCTGCGGCTATTAACATCAAGGCGTTTCCGATCGCTGGAACGAAAATTAAGCTTAGGTGTGCAGCCATCGCAGGCAAACTACTGGCTGGATTTGCAACTGAGTTTCATGAAAAAGTTGAACCGCTTGAAGGCAAAACCTTTGACGATTGGTCATACGCCTACCGTAATGTACGGGGTGATACAGGTAAATTATCAAATCACTCCTCAGGAACGGCGATTGACCTCAACAGTCTTAGGCATCCTCTCGGAAAAAGAGATACCTTTACCAAAGAACAGCAAGCCATTTTGGATGATCTATGCAAGAAATACGGACTACGCGGTGGGTATACCTATACATCACGACCAGATGATATGCATTTTGAGATTAACTGTTCTAAAGCCGAAGCAAAGAAGTTAGTCGATGAGCTTGGATTATGAGCGTTCAGGATATAACTGCTATTGCAGTAGCGGTTGTAACTCTGCTGGGTGGTGCTATTGCCATGATGAAATTCATGATAAAGCATTACCTGAGCGAACTGAAGCCGAACGGGGGATCTAGTGTCTCGGATCGCATTTCAAGGGTCGAGGATCGCGTGGATGATATTTATCGTCTGCTCTGCGAGCGTTCTACTAAGTAGCTGTGGCTATCAAGGTTGGGTTCGCTATCCTTGCCAAGAGTATGAGAACTGGGATAAGCCTGAGTGCAATCCACCTCAATGCACAGCGATTAGTCAATGCACTAAAGACATGTTGCCAGAAGGATACAATGAAACAACGCCTAGCACCTGAAGAATTACACGCAAGGTTAATTGTCAGCATTGGCATTATCCTTTCTATGGTCTTTGCTGTTTCTATCTTCTCGCTTCTCTATGCGTTTTTGTTTATTACTCAGCCATTAGGTGAACAGGCTCCAAATGACAAAGCTGCTATCGATCTCATTACAACTTTGACAACATTTTTGACAGGAACACTCACAGGACTCGTTTCAGCAAATGGCTTGAAATCCAAGAAAAAGACAGAGGAATAGGTCACACTTAGATCATGGCAAGAAAAGCAACTAGAGCATTAGAAGATCAAGGCTATTCAGAGCTTGATGCTTATTGCATTGGGTTGCATGAATACTACAAATCCTTAAGAAAAGCTGGCTTCTCTGAGTCTATTGCTCTGTTTATGATTACAGAGCCACAGTCTTATCCTGCGTGGATCTTGCCATCTCCAGTTGAACCAGAAAGGTTCGGCGATTACGAAGATGAGGAAGATGACTAAAAAACGCTATCTAGTGATCTCGGATCTACAGATCCCATTTCATCATGAGAAGGCAGTTAAGAATCTTATCAAGTTAGTAAATAAAGAAAAGTTTGATCTAGTACTAAATACAGGCGATGAGCTTGATATGCAATCCCAATCTAAGTGGGCTAAAGGTACACACCTAGAGTACGAAGGGCAATTAGATGCCGATAGAACTCTGGCTCAAAACATCTTATGGGATCTTCGCACCAGCGATATTACAAGATCCAACCATACCGATCGTCTATACCACACTCTCGTTAGAGGCGCTCCTAGCCTCATCGGACTTCCAGAACTCGACTACTCCCGTTTTATGGGCTTCTCTGACATGGGGATACGCTTTCACAAAAAGCCATTTGAGTTCCACGCAGGATGGGTCTTAGTGCATGGCGATGAAGGATCAATGAACTCTAACGCAGGACTTACAGCTTTAGGCTTAGCAAAGAAATTTGGTAAATCTGTAGTTTGTGGACACACCCACAGAGCAGGTATATCAGCCTTTACAGAGGGTCTAGGAGCCCGATACAGGACTTTGTGGGGCGTAGAGGCAGGGAATGTCATGGACAAGGTAAAAGCCTCTTATTTGAAGGCTGGAGCCGCTAATTGGCAGATGAGCGTAGCGATCATTGAGACACATGGAAACAGGGTTAGCCCTATGTTAGTGCCAATCAATAAGGATGGCTCATTTACTGTGTACGGCAAGCTCTATGCATGATATAGAATCGTTACCGTTTCGTTATCAAATGTAGCACAATTAGTCTGAGGGCTGTGCAACACTAATCCTGCAACCAGACGAGGGCTCTGGTGCGATAGGAGCAAGATGACTGACAATCAGATTATTGGAGCAGCTTTACTGCTGTTTCCTTTATTGGTGGGTTTGATTTACTCACATGTAGCACATGGCAATTACAGCAAGGGATTTCGTGAAGGATACCATCGAGGTCGATCTGTAAACCGTCAAGAATTTTGGCAAGAATGATCGCTCGTGACATCCTACTCAACGCCACAGACACAATCTCTGATCGTGGCCTTTCATACGGTCACCCAGCAGATAACCTGCAACACACAGCGATGCTCCTTAGTGCATACCTACAAACACCAATACATGACTATCAGGTGGCAGGGATCATGGTACTGGTTAAACTTGCCAGAACTAATCAAACAGCACAACACCTCGACAACTGGGTCGATCTATGCAGCTACGGCGCACTCGGTGGACAGTTAGCAACAGAGGAGAATGGACTATATGTTTAATCTAGCGGACTATGAACCAGTAGAGGTGAGACTTGAGAAATTTATTAAGGATTATCCAGATTTTCGTATTTCAACTGAATTGGAAGTTATCGAGGCTGCTAGATACATTGTTAAGGCGTATTTATTTAAGACTGCTACAGATAGTGTTGCGTGGGCAACTGGTCTGGCTGAGGAAACAGTTACTAGTCGAGGTGTTAACCAGACTTCAGCATTGGAGAATTGTGAGACTTCGGCGATCGGCAGAGCGCTTGCAAATGCAGGTTATGCGCCTAAAGGAAAAAGGCCAAGCCGAGAAGAAATGACAAAGGTAGTAAAAGCTCCAGCGCCTACAGTAGAGAAGGATTACTGGACTACACCATTCGGTGAGCAGGATGAATCCATTAAGGCAGTGCCAGCACCGGCAACTATGCAAGATGCTGTTAACACAGTTGCAGACATTTTAGGCACAGAGAAAGTAGTGCCAAGCTGCAAGCATGGAGACATGGAGTTTAAGGATGGAAACAAGAATGGGCGAGCATGGGGTGGCTATTTCTGCCGACACATGGGTGTGGGTGGATCAGAGCCTAAATGCCCTACAAAGTGGTATCAGCTTTCAAGTTCAGGCACATGGGAACCACAGAAAGCGAGAGCATAATGGGTTACATCGAGATACATAACGCAGACGGAGTAGGTGGATGGGTTAACTTTGATGACATTCCATTCATAGAAATCATCAACTGTCAATTATGTAATGAACCTACAGAGGCTAGAGACATTGTTGCTAACATTGTTATTAAAGAAGAAAAGCCTGTAGTGGGTGCATGGCAGTGTCGCAAGTGTCATGCGGTAAATGGCTAACCATAGAAGGGCAAGAGGTTTCCGCACAGAGCGTGTGGTCGCACAGTACCTATCGACTTGGTGGCCTAGCGCATGTGTGGGAAGGGGTAGTGGCAAAGACATTGTAAATGTGCCATTTGATTGCGAAGTCAAAGCAAGAACTGGCTTTCAACCATTGGCTTACATGAAACAATTAAAAGCTCGAACTCAAGTATCTGGGGATCTGGGGTTTGGGGTTTTACGGTTATCTGGACAAGGAGAAGATGCTGCTGAGTATTGCGCCATCATTCGAATGGCCGATCTATTGCCACTACTCATATTAAAATACGGTCATTTAGACAAAGAACCTACAGAAGCAGACATCGACCGTTGCTCTGGATGTGGGTCATACATGATAAGGAAATGTTTAACATGCCAGCCTACGATTATAAATGCAGCAGATGCAATCTCAATCAAGAGATCAATCATGGATGGCACAATCGACCAGTAGTTCTATGTAACTATTGTAATGAACCAATGAATAAAGTATTTACGGCTAATCCAATTCACTTTAAGGGCAAAGGATGGGGCAAGGACTAAACGACACGCCGTCTGACCAGCACTTATAGTTAGGAATTTGACATGAATGGTACTCTCAAGGCTAGAGCCCGTCAGGGGCTCAGAGCGAGCCGCTCGCGGATAGCTCGCTCGGTAGCCATCGCTATTGGGATAGCTCTATTATCACCAATGGCTGCTGCTAATACAGGATCAATAGATGCTTACAAATACAACCCTAGAAAATACATAAATGCCACAATGAATAAGACTGAGGCTACATGTATTAAGTTACTGATCAGTAAAGAATCTGCTTGGAATTACAAAGCAGTAGGTAATTTATCTGGTACTTATAAAGTCTATGGATTATTACAGATTAAGAATCCTATTGCTCAACACATGAACCCTATGCAACAGATACAGTTACACATGAGATACTTTGATCATAGGTATGATGGATCAGCATGCAAAGCATGGAAGCACTTTAAGATTAAGGGTTGGCATTGAGTAGAGCTGCAAGTCATAGAGAGTTAGGCACTCAACGCTGGAAGGATCAGCGATTGCGTGTACTCAAGCGTGACTCATACATCTGTGCTTACTGTAGTGGTGAGGCAACACAGGTTGATCATGTAATACCTAGAGCCAATGGTGGTGGTCATGAGCTTGATAACTTAGTGGCATGCTGCGCACCATGTAACTCACGCAAGGGCGCACACAATGAGGGCGTTTTTTTAGCACGAGGTGCTACCCCCCCTGTCTTTTCAGGGAGCCTCTCTCCGATACAGTCCAAGACGATGCAAGACTCACCTTTTACGCTCCGACCTAATCCAAATCAATGACAGATAAACCCAAAAAGAAACAGGCGCTACGAGGGGCAACGAAACCGAGGCTATCCTCAGTACCTCTCAAGGGCAAAAACAAGATTGAGGATGTCAAGCAGCTCTGTGAGATTATTAAAATGCCTTTGTTACCCTGGCAAGAGCATGTACTTAAAGACATGCTTACAGTTGATGCTAAAGGCAAGTGGATTCGTAAAACAAACCTTCTGCTGATCGCTCGGCAGAATGGCAAGACACATTTAGCGCGTATGCTTATTCTGGCTCACTTAATTAAGTGGGAAACCAATGTCTTGATCATGTCCTCTAATAGAAGCATGGCCTTAGACACTTTTAGACAAGTCACAGACATCCTAGAAAATAACGACCATCTCAAAGGCTTTGTTAAGCAGATCCGCTATGCCAACGGTACTGAGTCAATCGAGATGCTCAACGGCACACGATTGGATGTCGTAGCAGCTACTAGAGACGGCTCTCGCGGTCGATCTGTCAATGGATTGCTGTTTATCGATGAGGTTCGAGAGATTACAGAGGAAGGCTTTAGAGCTGCGACTCCAGTAACAAGAGCGCACCCTAATTCACACACTTTGTTGTGTTCTAATGCCGGCGATGCCTTTAGCACTGTGCTTAATGATTTAAGAGAGCGAGCAATCTCGTATCCACCTAAGTCTTTCGGATTTTATGAGTATTCTGCGCCACAGTATTGCAAGATAGAAGATCGCAATGCATGGGCAATGGCTAACCCGTCTTTAGGTTACACAATCACAGAAGAAGCGATTGAAGAAGCGATAGCGACATCTCCGATTGAAAATACACGCACTGAAACACTGTGCCAGTGGATTGATAGCCTTTCTAGCCCGTGGCCTCATGGCGTGTTGGAAGAAACATCGGATAGCACACTAGAAATGAGCGCTGGGGCTTATACTGTATTCGGTTTCGATGTCAGTCCTTCAAGGCGAAACGGATCACTAGTCGCAGGACAACTTCTGCCAAATGGAAGGATTGGCATCGGGATCTTGGAGACTTACAGCTCTCAAGTCGCCATTGATGAGTTAAAGATGGCGGCATCGATTAAAGGCTGGGCAGACATCTACAAACCGCGCCTAGTTTGCTTTGACAAGTACGCCACACAAACAATTGCCGACCGACTCTCTAATTCTGGTGTCATGGTCGAGGATGTATCAGGCCAGCAGTTCTATAAAGCTTGTGGCGATCTACTAGAAGGCTTAGTCAATCATCGAGTAGTTCATAATGGTCAGGCAGAGTTGATTCAACAAATGAATAACTGTGCAGCTAAGGTCAATGACTCTGCTTGGCGAATCATTAAACGCAAGTCTGCTGGAGATATCTCTGCACCTATTGGCCTAGCGATGGTAGTTTCTAAGTTAATGATCCCAACACCTAAGCCACAGATTTATACTTAGACACACCGACGGCGTGTTGTCTATTTACTTGACAAATGCTATCCTTTATGTCTATGGGTATCTTTAGCAGATCAGAAGCGCCAAAGAAAAGCAACTCGCTTCTAGCGCAATACGCTCCAACAATTATGGGCGAGAATCTTAACTCGCTATTCAACTATGTCATGCCACGCGTTCAACGCAACGAGGCTATGTCTGTGCCATCGGTTGCTAGATGCAGAAATCTTCTAAGCTCTGTTGTAGCCGATCTTCCAATGAATCTTTATCGCAATTCAACTGGTGAAGAACTAGGCAATCCACTTTGGGTAGATCAACCAGCAATCAATCAGCCACGCTCTGTAACCATGGCATGGACTGTAGATTCATTATTGATGTACGGCGTGGCGTACTGGCAAGTCACAGAAGTTTATGCAGAGGATGGCCGACCATCTCGCTTTCAGTGGATTCCAAATGTTAAAGTAACTTTTAACACTGATCTTTATGGAATGACAATTACTGAATACTTTATTGATGCGGTTGCTGTACCGATGTCCGGCTTAGGCTCTATTGTAACTTTTCAGGCATTTGATGAAGGAATTTTAGAGCGCGGTTCAGAGACAATTCGTGCAGCGATTGATCTACGCAAGGCAGCAGTTATAGCTGCCAGTACACCGATGCCCTCTGGAGTGATTCGCAATAATGGTGCTGACCTAGATCCTAAAGAAATTCAAGGACTATTAGCAGCGTGGAAGAACGCAAGATTAAATCGTGCTACTGCTTACTTGACTTCTACTTTGGAATACACTCCATCATCATTCTCACCTAAAGACATGATGTATGACGAGGCACAGCAATTCCTAGCAACTGAGATTGCTCGCCTATGCAACATCCCTGCTTATCTAGTTAGCGCGGAAGCAAACAACTCTATGACCTATGCAAATGTGTTAGATGAGCGCAAGCAATTTTTCTCATTCAGTGTTGCGCCTTATGTAAATGCGATTTCTCACAGGCTCAGCATGGATGACATAACGGCTCGCGGAAATTCTGTGCGCTTTGATGTTGATTCATCTTTCCTAAAGACTGAACCAATGGAAAGACTGCTAGTAATAGAGAAAATGCTATCTCTCGGCTTAATCACACTTGAACAGGCTATGGAGATGGAAAATTTAACACCTAACGGAAGTGAAGGAATAAATGACTAACATCCTTACATTCTCTGCTGAACTAACTGCCAATGTAGAAGAACGCACAATCTCAGGCAAGATAGTTCCAGCAGGTACAGGCGAGATCGGTAACACATCGGCTGGCCGAGTGGTCTTTGAAAAGGGTGCAATAGCACTTCCAGAAGATCCTAAGACAATCAAACTACTTAACCAACACGACATGAAGCAGCCTTTAGGTAAGGCAACATCTTTTACAACAGATGATGATGGCATCTATGCCAGCTTCAAGATCAGTCGCAGCAACCGAGGCACAGAAGCCTTGATCCTTGCCGAGGAAGGACTGCAAAGCGGTCTGTCTGTAGGTGTAGAAGTACTTAAGTCAAAAATGAAGGCTGGCGTGATGCATGTATCTGCTGCCAACCTATTTGAAGTTTCATTAGTAACAGAGCCGGCTTTTAAGTCTGCTCAAGTTATTGATGTCGCTGCTGAGGATACTCCAGAAGCAGTAGAAGAAATCCAACCAACAGAAAGCGAGACAGCTGTGGAGAATACTCCAGAGACAGTTGCAGCACCAGTAGAGGCAGCAGCGGTTGAAGCTGCTCGTCCTGTTGTTACTGCAACAACATTTGTGCGTGAGCGCATTGCACCAATTACATCAGCACAATACTTAGAAGCAAACATCAAGGCAGCACTTGGTGATGATGAGGCTCGCCGCACAGTACGCGCAGCAGATGACTCAACATCTACAAACACTGGTCTTACACTTGCACCACACCTAAACACATTCATCACTGACACATTTACTGGTCGTCCAGCATTTGAAGCAGCAACTCGTCAAGCATTATTGCCAGAGGGTATGTCATTCACAGTGCCACGCCTTTATACCAATGGTGATCCAGCAGATGTTGCACCAACAGTTGCAGACACTAACGAAGGTGTAGCACCATCAGAAACTGGTATGACATCAGCTTTCGACACAGTCACTGTAAATAAGTTCTCAGGGTTACAACGGGTTAGTTTTGAACTCGTGGACCGCAGCCAGCCGGCCTTTATGGAATTGATGATGGTCGAGTTAAGAAAAGCCTACGAGAAGGCAACAGATTTAGCACTACTAACTGCTTTCACAACATCAGGAACAACAGCAACAGGTGTAGCAGCAACAGCAGCTGGATTGCAGTCATTCATTTCTGTAGAAGGCGCAGCAGCATACAAGGGTACAGGCGGAGACTTTGCTAACAAGCTAGTTGCCTCTACCGACCAATGGGCCGCAATCGCAGGATACGCGGATACCACTGGACGAGCACTTTACTCAGCACAGGGAGCAACACAGAACGCATCAGGCAACGCAGTTGCTACTAGCGTTGTTGGTGGCGTACTTGGCACTGACTTGATCGTTGATCACAACATCCCAACATCAGGCATTGTAGATAACTCTGCATACTTGGTAGCACCAGGATCTGTTTACTGCTGGGAATCACCACAGACACAACTTCGCGTTAATGTTTTGACAACAGGCGAAATCGAAATCAACCTTTACGGATACCTAGCAATCTATCTTGCTAAGTCTGGCAAGGGTGTTCGCAAGTTCAACCTATCTTAAATAATAGGTAACTAAGTCGCTCTAGGGGGTCAGTAGCCCTCTGACTCCCTAGAGTCTTTAGAAAGGATCATCATGGCATTAACTACAGTCGCAGAGCTTCGCTCCACACTGGGTGTTGGCACTTTATACACAGATGCAGTTCTTGAATCTGTCTGTGATGCTGCCGATGCTGTTCTTTTGCCTATGCTCTGGACTAACACTAACTATGCTGTGTCGCATTCTAATGTTGGCACAGTGGGCACATTGTACTTTGATGAATCAGTTGAAAATGTTTACTATGTAGGACAAGAGATAACTGTATCTAAAGCAGGTTCCAGATTTAATGGAACAAAAACAATTTTAAGTGTTGGTGAATACTCAATCACAGTAACTACAACACACATAACAGATACACCTAAGCACCCTTTTAATCCTTTTGCTGAAGTTGCTGGTCGCACTTATGTGGACTGGACTTTAGATCAAGCAGTACAAAACGCAGCTTTGATGATCGCTGTTGAAATCTGGCAAGCAAGAACTGCTACCCTTTCGGGTTCTAATGCCATTGACTTCCAGCCCTCACCTTACCGAATGAGCGCACAGCTACTCGCTAAGGTCAGAGGATTGATCGCACACGCACTTGCACCAACATCGATGGTGGGATAATGCCAGTTGCAGTCACAACACTTCGTACAACATTAGCCACAGCATTAGTCGATAACTCCAAGTGGCAGACTTTTGCCTTTCCACCGGCAACTGTCTTGGCTAACTCTGTGATCGTGTCTCCAGATGATCCTTATCTGACACCTAGCAACAATCAGCACATCACCATTAGCCCTATGGCTAACTTTAAGATTATTATGACTGTGCCATTGTTTGACAATGAAGGAAACCTAAACGGGATTGAAGATACAGTTTGTGGCGTGTTTGCAAAGCTCGCTGCATCATCTTTGACCTATAATGTAAGCGCAATCAGCGCACCTAGTATTCTCAACGCTGCATCGGGTGACCTACTCAGCTGCGAGATGTCCGTATCAATCCTTACGAGTTGGAGTTAA